TTTAGTTTGGTTCTTCATTATTCCATTTTATTAGTAACCACATTATAAAAACATAGATCATTATAACATATAATAGAGAAAGAGTCAAGAGCATAATTAAAACTTATCTGTTTGATTTCCCCAACAATCCCAACCTTTTCTTTTAGTTCTAGCAAACAATTCTATATATGGTCCATCTAATAAGTTCTCTATATGATTGTACATTATGTCTGGTTTTCTACTATGTTCTCTACGCTGTTCTACTACTAGTTGAGGTACTGATTTACTGATTCGTTTTGGTTTACCTTTAGTTGCAAGTAAACACATTTCAGGATTACCTCTTGTCCAGTATCCTAGACCTGTAAAGAATCCTAATTTTTTTCTATTAGTTTTTGCCCAGGTAAATCCTACTGTCTTGTATTTGAATCCCCAAGCGTCTATTACTTTAAATGCCTTGTCTAACAATGGATCAATAACCCACATTAATAAAACTGAATTATCATTAGCAATATTGTTTACAGGTAGACTACAAATGTCTTTAAAGTTCATTGTAGAATAATGATTCTCTGGACTTCTATCCTTACCTTTATCAGAATAAGTTTTAAAAGACCAAGGTGGGTCTGCGTATATTACGCTATATTTTTTATCAATGTCCATATTGTCAATATTATTATAAAAAATGTTTTAGTATTCATAGTTGTCATTGCAATTCTTTGACCCCATTGAAATGCTATAAAAACTGTAAAATAAAAAATAAATAAATTTGTTATCATATGCTCTTTATAAAAATCATTTTTTTGTTTTCGCCTGTAGGTTTTACATACAGTTCTTTTAATTCTTCTTTGTTGTGCCACTTCATAGATACTGATTCGTGTTTAGGTAAACCAGCAGTTTGACCACAATGTATCCAATTGTCTGCTTTATAAACTGCACCGTTATTACCACCTGCAACAAATGTAATTAAGTATTTAAGTTCATCATTATACTTTTGTTTCCAATGTAGTGGTGCTTGTCTTCTTAATTCTTTTAGTATTTGTGTACCTGCGTTCTTAATCTTTTCTCTCATACAGAAACGCCAGTTGTTAGCAAACGAATTGAAGTTATCTTTATATACATCTTTCTTCATCTTAACATAATTAAGAATATCTTTTGGTGGTGGATATACAGACGAACCTATACCTATCATACCTACAGGATTTCCTTCGTTAAACACAATCCAATCAATTCTTCTACCAACAGATTGAGTTGATGGTACATAACTATGAAACTTTTGTATTGTTTCTTTAACATATTGTTTAGCGTTGTCATCATTTACTACTCTTAATTCTATCATTAGAAAAACGATTCTAAACTTGCTGTTGGTTCAGGTGTCCACCCAATTGGTTGTAAAATAAATGTAATAGGATCAAGGAATGTTTTTTGAAATTGTAACTCATAGTCAACATAGTTTTTTAGTTTAAACTCTTTAGGTAGTTTAGTTACATAACTAATTACATCAAACTTAAATGGGTTTGCCTCTAGTAGTTTAATAAACTTAATCTTATCACCTTCTTGTATCAAAGGATACTTGTCTTGTAGTCCTAACGATTTTATTTGATTATTATATATCAACGCACCTTTCACGTGAATAGGTGTGCCTTTAATGAATACACTGGAACTACTTTGATATTTGTTTAAGTTATTACAACTTCTAGGAAACGATATTGCTTCAGCAGGTAGATTAAAAAATTCTTCTTTAAAGTCTTTAACTAGTTTGTGTAAATCTTTTTGTTCAGCACCCATTATCATTTTGATTGCCTCTTTAATCTTACCTCTACAAACTTCAGGCGTTGAAGATTTAACTGCTTCTATGCCCATAATCTTTAGTTTAGGTTCATCAAATATAATACCTTCTTCATCTAATACATTTAACATATATCTTTTTTTAGCAGTCCATATACCTTTGTCAGCAATTACTTCTCGTTTCATTACCATACAGTTTTTAAATGCGTTAGTATAATTTGATAAGTCATCAAAACATTTTTCTAGGAAAGGTTCTATTCTACCTTCAACAACTTTGTTAATAAATTTTAGTGTCTGTTGTTTTGTTTTATCTTTACACACTTGTTCAACAAGTTTATCTAGTGAAAGATAAATTGAATCTGTATCAGACGCAACAATATAATCTATCTTCTCATCTGATTTTAATATCTTATTCATATATGCGTTTACATTTTGTTCAATAAAACGAATTACGAATTGACCTGCAAGTGTAATTGCTGTTGCCTGTCTTACATCAAAGTATCTAAAGTATTGATTACCTATGGCGCCGTAAGCACTATTCAATGCAATCTTCTTTGCCCATTGTATGTTATGACATCTTGCAATTTCATTTTTTAATTCAGGAGTTTGTTTATCATTATATTTTTTCTTCGCCTCTAACATTAGTTTCTTATAGGTAACACGATCATTATACATCTTACCTAATAGTTTAGGTAAAAAACCTTCACTATCAGTTTTGAATAATGCACCGTTAGGTGTTATAGTAGCACCGTCTTCTTTAAGATATGCTAGAGGCGTTGTTTTATTCAACATCTTATTAACACTAATACCTTCTGATTTCATACCAATAATTTTTTCTGGAGAAATATTATACTGCATAATCAAATGTGGGTATAGTGAGTTGATGTCAAACGAAACAATCCATTTGTGCATTCCGACCAATGGGTCTTTTACATATGCACCAGGATACTTTTCATCTTTGTGATGACTTTCTTTTGGCGGAATAGCGATATTATCTTTACGCAAAAAGTTATAGATTAGTGTATCCCAAAATCTAACTTGTGAAAATACATCTTGGTAATTAACTTTTGCCTCGTAGGCCATATTTAAGATTAATTCAATTAGTTTTAATTTGTCTTCTAGTTGGTCAACGATCTCAACATCTTTAATATTGTAATCTACAAACGATTGAAAGTCTTTTGTATACCATTCTCTAAATGTATCATAAGGATTATCATCTTTAGGTAAATTTAATTCTACTCTACCGATATGATCTAGTTTGTAACTCTCTTGTCTAACAGGTATAAACTTTGTATATAAGTCAAGGTAATCTAACATTGCAATACCAAATACTTCGTAATACAATTGAGCCCTACCTCTTACAAATATTTCTTCACTTCTTACTATGTTCCAAGGCGATAGTTTTGCTACAACTTTCTCATCTGTTAATAATTTAATTCTATTGCATAGATAAGGTAGATCAAAAAACTTTGTATTCCAACCTGTAATAACATCTGGATAGTTTTTCATCCAGAATTTCATAAACTCCATAATCAAAGACTTCTCATTTCTACATTTGATATAAGTTACATCTGATCTATTAGTTTTAAACTCACCTGTACCCCAGGTAATAATTTGTTTATTAGATTGATTTTTTACTGTGATTGCTAATAGTTCTTCGTTTGCTTTTTCTACATCAGGAAAACCATTTTCAGCAGTACACTCAATGTCAAGTGTGAATATTTTTATATGATCTTTTGACCATTGTACATCTTGTGGATAACTGTCTGCAATGTATTGATACTGATAACGATCCATACCATAGATAGATGAATTGCCAGACGCATAAGTCTTTTTAAATTCTTTTGCTTTTTTGATATTATCAAACTGAATTGGTTTTAAATTTTGACCGTCAAGTGATTTAACTTCACTTTCGTTTTGTGATTTAACATAGAGAGTAGGTTTGTAATCAATCTTCTCTTTAAACTCTTGTCCTTCGTGTACGCCTCTAACTAGAAGTTTGCCGTGATGTTCAATTACACTCTTATAAAAATTCACTTAAACTTGCCTCACTTTTGAATCGGTTAATGTTATGTCTATTATACTCTATTGTCTTTGAAATGTCAAATGGTTTTTTTGTCGTTGTTTTATAGTCTTTTTTACCTGGTAATAACACTTTCCATATTAAATCTTTGTCTTTAGGATACTTTGTTGACCATTCTACGGTACTATGTTTTAAAAATCTTCTATCTTTTTTACTCATAGGTAAGATGTATCTGAATTGTTTACCTTTAACTCTTGTAAACTTTAATTCTTTTCTAGTTTCAAAGTCTGGTCTACTACCTATTTTAAGATTTTTCTTTCTATGTGGCATATACTTTTGCATAGTTCTAGGATGTATCTTCTCACCCTTACTACTAATATAAGTATCTGTCATAATATATCCACCATATAAAAAATTAAATGCCTGATAAACATAACCTGGTTTACCTACTATACCATCTGCCCAAGTGTATAGATATTTTAATTTAGGTTCTTTTTTCTTTAACCAACTTAAAGCACTTGATAACATTTGTGTTTCACTATTCTTTCCCATACTATCTTCCATACACATCTTGCCTATTTCTAAATAATCTTTACTATCTAAAGTAGGAAATAATTTTTGTATTGTGTGTTTAGGTCTTACACCATAACCAAAAGTTATTACTCCTTTCAAAATATCATTTATAAAATAACCACAATAATATCTTGTTAAACTAGGCATTACTGGCGAATAATGTATATCTCTTACAAAATCAGCGGCAGTAACTTTGTGTATTAATTTTATCATAAGAGTTCATTATCTCTTAATCTCACCGTTAAATTATCTAATTCTTTTGTTAGTTTTATTTGACAACTTAATCTACTAACACCTTCAATATAACCTTTTTCATATTCTAATAATGATTGTTCTAAACCATTTTGTTTAATAGGTAATAAATGCGACCAAGCATTTGTTAAATGAATATGACAAGTAGCACAAGCACAATTGCCACCACAATCAGCAGGTATCTCTCTTAAATCTGCTTCTCTGGCTGCCTGCATTAAAGTAGTTCCTTCAGGTACTTCAACACAGACTTTCTCGTTGTTA